AGCGATGGAAAAAGTTGGACGTGAAGGAGTAGTTTATATTGAAGAATCTAAAACTGGTGACACATATTTGGAAACAGTAGAGGGAATGCAATTTGATCGTGGCTACAAATCACCTTATTTTGTTACCAACAACGCAAATATGTCAACTGTACTAAATGACGTATTCATTTTCATCGCAGATTATAAATTCTCTTCAGTAAAAGATCTATTACCTATTCTAGAGAATGTATCGCAATCAAATAAATCACTTTTGATTATTTGTGATGATATTGATGGTGAGGCACTTTCCACTCTAGTGGTAAATAAAATGCGTGGTACTCTAAAAGTATGTGCTGTACGTGCCCCTGAATTTGGTGATCGTAGAAAACTACTTTTGGAAGACATTGCAGTTCTAACAGGTGGAACTGTCTTTGATAAGGATAAAGGAATGAAATTAGATAAATTCCAGTGGGATTGGTTTGGACAAGCTCGAACAATTACTGTTTCTAAAGAAAAAACCACAATTATTGATGGTAAAGGAACAGAAGAAAAAATTACTCAACGAGTAGAGGAACTTGAACAACAAATTGAATCTGCAACTACACCATTTGAAATGGAAAAACTACAAGAACGTCTATCTAAATTTGTAGGTGGAGTAGCAGTTGTTCATGTTGGAGGAAACACAGAAACCGAAATGAAAGAAAAGAAGGATCGTGTTGATGATGCTCTACAAGCAACTAAAGCCGCCCTAGTAGATGGTATTGTACCTGGAGGTGGAATTGCTCTATTGAATGCTCGTGAAGCACTTAAAGATATTGAAAACAAAGGTGCATCTGAGGATTTTAAATTTGGATATAAAGTAGTATACAATGCTTGTGGTAAACCATTTGAGCAAATCCTATTCAACGCTGGTTATTCAGAGTCAGATGCTCGCATGATTGCACAGCATGATCTAAAAATTGTAGATAGTGAGTGGGCTGGATATGATATTAAAACATGTTCTATAGTTAACATGAAAGAAGCTGGTATTTTGGATCCACATAAAGTAACCAAACAAGCGCTTTCAAATGCTGCCTCAATTGCAGGTACTATCCTATTGACAGAATGTGTTGTGGTAGATAAACCAGAGGATAAAAAAGAAGGAGCATATGATCCTTCAATGATGGCTGGAATGATGTAATATGGAAACCAAGCAAGTAGAAACCAACATACTTATCGCTACTAGAGTTGCTGGTAAAGGTGATACTTGGAAATTGGTGGGGGAAGACATTGAACGTCTTTCCCTCACTGATGCCCTAGAAGCATACTTTCAAAAAACAGGTGATAAATGTCATTTTAGATTAGAGCCTTTAAATTCAAAATTGTTTGCTATTAAAACAATGGTGGAAGAAATCAAACCCGAACCACCAAAACGCTTTAATATTTACGGTGAGGACTAATATGTATAAATATGAAATTAACTGATCTACTTCGCGAAATAGAAGATGAACAAGGTGGTGAGCAAAAAGCAATCCGTGTCCAATACGACGTTGCTATCAAACCTGAATCACTTGATGATGCTTTAAAAGCATTGGCTGATATAAAAAACTATGGCATCTATGCTCAAAACATGCGAGATGCTAAAGTTATTACTCAAGTGTTTGGACCTTCAATCCCTGCTCAAAAAGCAGGTGCTGCTTGGAAAGATTGGGATTCCCGCTCTGATTTGGAAAAAGACAACAAAATAGCGGATATCAAAAATCGAGTTCCTGAAGCATGGAATGAAACAGTAGAGAAAAACCAAGCAAAATATGAAGCTTGGAAAGCAGATGATAACGAAGGTGAATTCGAAGATTGGCTCAAATCTCTCCCAGGCAAATCCCTTCCACTAGAGTTCTATGGAAAATATGGTAAAAATTATTTTCCTATGAAAACACCTGACAATTTGAAAAAATATGCAGGTAAAATGGAACCAGATGTTCACTACATAGCGGATGAAGGAATGATCCTTTTCCCACAAGAAAAATCACCATTCAATCCAAAAGCATATCTAAAAAAGGTTTTAAAAACCATTATGGATAATGCTGGTGTTTCTTTCCAGTTTGTAGATGTTGCTAAAGGTGAAGATGAAGAAGCAGCACCACAAGTAGTAGCTAAACCAAAAGCAGAAGAAGTACCACCTCTTTCAACTACTGTGAACACAGCTGATCAAGCAGATAAGCTTAGAAAACTTTTACAAGCTAGATTAGGTGAAGTTCCAACTGCAAAATATGAAGTTGAGCCTGTAGGAACAGGAGCAGATAGAAAATACAAGTTAGTTGTAACTGGCCTATCAACAGACCAGAGAGCAAAATTACAACCAGTAGCGTTTGATTTTAAAACTAAGCTAAAAGAGCAAATGGATTGGGAACAACGCCAAATGCTTGTTAGAGCTGGAATTATAAAGTAAAATGAAAAAGAATCAACTCAAACAATTTATTAAAGAGGAAATTAAAAAAACTCTTTTAAATGAAAATCTCTACTACACAGCTGGTGAAATGATCTCCCAAGTTGGTCTATTTACCCAAGAAAAAGCTGATGAATTAGAAGCCGAAGGCGGAGGAAACCTAAACCGTTTCTTTGACACCCCAAAAGAAAAAGCAGACCTAATCAAAATCTCAGAAGCATATCCTGCATATCTAGCCAAAGTAAAAGCAATGATGGATGAACTGATAAATGACCCAATGTATCAAGTTGCAGTTGGGGACATAGGCGGGAAATATAGAGATAGAGGACCAGGCGAAACTTTAGAAAAAGCCTATATGAGAGCAAAAAGATATTAACTTAAAAGGCTTGCAAATTGCAAGCTTTTTTTGTATATTAAGGTTATGCAAAAAGAACATTATATTTTAAACGAAAAATATAGACCATCCACTCTTGATGGTTATGTGTGTGATGAACATTTTAGACAAAAAATCCAAACCTGGATTGAAGAACAAAATATACCTCACCTATTCTTTTATGGAAAAGCAGGCTCTGGTAAATCTACTTTAGCTAAAATACTAGCCAAAAATATAGATTGTGATTATCTGTACTTGAATGCAACGGATAAACGTTCAATGGATGATATTCGAAACGAGATATTACCTTTTGTTTCTACCATGTCATTCAAAAGTGCCCCCAAAATTGTAATATTGGACGAGGCAACTCATATCTTACAAGCATCCCAAGTACTTCTACTTAACATGGTTGAAACGTATAGTAGAAATACTCGTTTTATTTTAACCGGAAACTACCCCGAACGTCTAATTGATCCACTTCGCTCTAGGATGGAGGAATATAATTTGGTTCCCCCATCTAAAAAAGTAGTAGCAAAACACGTTAAGCAAATTCTAGAGACAGAGCAAATAGAATTCGAGCTATCTGATTTAGCTCAAATAATAAACAGTTGCTATCCTGACCTACGCAAAACCCTAAACACAACCCAAAAACATATTGTAGATAACAAGCTAATCCTCTCAGGCCAGCTAATGAATGACTCAGAGGCAGAAAATAAAATTATAGGTGAATTATCTAAACCAAACCATAAATCATTTTCCACCATTAGACAACTAATAGCGGATAATGACATAACTGACTTTGATAGTTTATATAAAAAATTATATGGTGAGTCCTCAAAGTTTGCAAATGGATTAGAGGGTATGGTTACAATAATTGTAAACGAGCATATGTTTCAAAGTGTATCAATATTGGATAAAGAAATATGCTTTATGGCTTGTATTCAAAAGATACTTGATATTATAAAATGAATTTCGTAAAATATTTGATTGTTTGGATATCACAAAACCTAGCAATCCCATTTTGGATGGTAGGTCATATCCACTTAACAACAAATGTATACGAGGATATATATGAGATTTTAACCTCGGTAGGATTAAATATAGTAGTGGCAATAGGATTTTTTATAGATTATAAACAGCAAAACAAATAAACATGGAACAACCCCAATTGAACATTGATTTCACAAAAACAACGGCCGTTGAAGGATTCAACGGAGGAAAACTATTCGGACAAGCAGTTATCATCCGCAAAATCTCCAAATTTATGATTGGAGCAGATGAGGATGCTCTAATTCCAATCCCCGTATTCTATGATTTGGAAAGTAAAAAAATCCTAATAGATTCACTCCCACCAGAACTTCGTTCAGAATACAAAGATATTACTCTGTGAGTAAACAAAAGCATATAGAGAGTTTATTTGGGTGGTTAAACGAAATCACCCTTTATAAAACTCCTATTGAAGATATTTCGGAAGGATCGTGGAAATCATGGAACACTTTCATGATACATAAATACGTATCTATGTGTCCTGATTACATTGAATTAGTAAATTATGTACAGAAGGTACCCTACGATCAGAATAAACAAATATATTCAATTTATAGAGAAATGATACCAAAAAGAAAAGTGTACTTAAAGTGGATAGGATCTAAAAAGAAATCTAAAAATCAATCTGCAATCGATTACGTTGCAAAATATTTTGAATGCAGTTTAGGTGAAGCTGAAGAGTACATGGATATACTTCGTGAAAATGGTGTACGAAGTATTCTCTATAAAATGGGCATTAACGAGGAAGAAGCAGAAAAACTTTTAAATAAATGACAAAAACAGAATTTAAATGGAGGGAGAATGATCCCATCAAAAACCCACCCCAACGCTCAATTGCAAAAACAGATTCAGTCGTTGACTCAATTATAGACCAGTTTGTCTCAAGAGCATCATTTGGTAAACAAAAATATGGAACAGATTTAGACCGTGAGGATCTATCTGTTTTGGAGTGGATCGAACATGCCAAACAAGAACATATGGATGCTATCCTATATTTAGAAAAATTAAAGAAAATTGTAGAGACAAAAGGACTCTAATATTTATAATAAAATAAAAATGGATAAAGAAACACTCCGCATGCAAATGCTTTCCGGTATCATCACAGAAGGTGAATACAAAGCTAAATTAGAGGAATCTAAAGATTTACTCAACGAAAACTTCGTTGGTATGGGAATGGTTGGAAATATTTTCGATCGTGAAAAAACAGATTACGAACTTGCATTTGAACACTTTACTAAAAGTACTTCATTGAACGAAGAAATGGATGATGAAATGCCCGAAGCACCTTCACATGAAGAGACAGATGCTGCTCAAGTGTATGAAGATGAATTAAGTGAGGACATATCAAAAGTATCTATATACCAAGAAGGAAAAAAATGGATAGTTGCTCACCCCGTAGCTACTAGACTTGAGACAAAAGAATTTGATGCTATTGAAGATGCTTATGAATACTATGCTAAAGTAAAATCAAGTTCAAACAAATAAACCATGAATCCAAAAGACACAATCAAATTAGATGTTCCTCTATTCATCCGTCTTCTAGAATATGCTAGAGAGGATGCAAAAGATGATATGGATCTACACCGTGTAGCAGAAAACGCAATTGATTTATCTCGTTTTGCTGGAACTCTTAGCATGATAGATTATGAAGCAGTTGTGGGAGATGGGACTCAAATTGAGGAAATGAAAAGAATGCAGCGCCTAGCTGGAATTTTAAAGTAAGATGGCAAAAGCAAGAAAAGAAGGCAAACCAAAACGTAACAGAGGTAACTTAGTAAAACGTCTCAACATGATTGCTCGCAATCAACAATTGTTAGAACAATATAAATAACATTTAGGACCGTTACAAAACTGTGACGGCGAAACCTCCAACACTCGCTATCGTGGAGGTTTCTTTTTCCTTGGAATATTCAAAAAGTTTTTGTATATTAAATTTAAATAAAAATAAAATGAGTGCTAGTTTAAGGCTAAAAGCTATTTTGCATGAGGTGTTAAAAGAAGTAGGAGAATTAACCAATATTACTCCATATGAATTCACTAAAGTAAATAACAATGAATACATATTTGTTACGGATGATGGAGTTAAAGGAGAAGTATTATTCAAACCATATTCTATGGAAGTAATATCCGATTCTATACCAAGTGATATAGACCCTAATGAAACCTTCATCAATATTGAATTTGCACTAGGTCAAGAAGACACCCAATATAAAAAATCAGATTATAGATATTTGATTAGAGCCATCAAAACAGTTTTTAATATTACATTAGATTATCTCAAAATAAACCAACCTAAATACATTTTAGTGGCTGCAACTCATAAAGGAGGTAATCCGGATATAATAGATCCCCAAAAATCCAATTTATACCAATCAATAATGTTAAAAAACTTACATAATCTCCCCTCACCCGAAGGCAAATGGAAATACAAAATACTAAATAATATTTTAGATATTCAAGGCCAATCCATCCTTTCATATAATAAACGATAAATGCCAAAAAAGAAGGTTATACCTCAAGTTGTAAAAGACGTTCGAAACAAAATTAAGCGTGATATAGATTGGGCAAGTGAGAAACTCATTTCATTTTCCCAACTCCAAATGTACTCCGAATGTCCTAAAAAATGGTCTTTACAATACAAAGAAGGACAAAAACAATTTACCTCAACTATCCATACAGTTTTCGGAACCGCTCTACACGAAACACTCCAGCATTACCTAACTGTATTTTATGAACAGAGTGCTGTAGCAGCAGATCAAATAAACACATCTGAGCACTTTGAAAATGTATTTAGAGAAGAATACGCAAAGCAATATAAAGCAAACAGCAAACAACACTTTTCCAATCCAACAGAATTTAGAGAATTTTACGATGATGGAATAGAGATCATTCGTGATTTTGCTAAAAATAAATCAAAACATTTCTCCAAACGTGGTTGGTATTTAATTGGAGTAGAAATTCCAATCACACTAAATCCACACCCAAAATATCCAAATGTAGTATATCAAGGCTATATTGATGCTGTTTTATATCACGAGCCAACAAATACAATTCATATATTAGATATCAAAACTTCAACTTGGGGTTGGGGAGATAAAGATAAAAAAAACGAAATAAAACAATATCAAATTTTACTCTACAAAAAATATTTTGCCGAACATTTTAATTTTCCAATTGAGAAAATAGAAGCAGAATTCTTTATTGTAAAACGTAAGTTAAGGGAAAGTGAAGATTTTGTTATTAAACGTATCCAAAAATATAGACCTACCTCGGGTAAAATCAAGATCAAAAAAGCAGAAGAAGCAATGCTAAAGTTTATAGAAAATGTATTTGACCAAAACGGATACAAACAAGTAGAGCACCAACCTAAAATAAATGATAATTGCAAATATTGTCCTTTTTATAAAACCCATTTATGTTCTGCTACCTTTACCTAATACCCATATATGTATAATACGGATATACGAATTTATAACATATGGAAAAAGGCACAAAAACATACGTATATGGGTTAATAGATGAAAAAAATAATATATTCTATGTAGGGAAATCATCTCGCCCCAAATCTCGATTCTATGATCATACAAGTCATCTAGGGAAATATGACATAAAAATGAAAATATTGGATATTTTTTATGATGTAGAAACATATTGGATAGAAAAATTACTATCCGAAGGCCACCCAATAAAAAATAAAGAAATTATAGTAACCTCAGAACAATGGGAAATCGGAGAAATATTTAAAATATCTAAACGTGTCCCGGCTAAAGTAGAATACAATGGAAAAGTATATTCTTCTTTAAATGTATTGATTAACAGTAAAGATATTCCTTTAAGTGAACATCAAATTAGACAAATTGTAAAAAACCCAAATTATAAATTAGCAAAACAATACCCAATAAATATAATATTATGAGCACAGACAAAAACCAAACCTTAACAAGCGTCAAAATAGACAAAGACTTGTTTGAAAATTTTAGAGTAGAATGCATTAAACGAAAGTTTTCTTTCCAAAAACTATCCGAGCGAGCAATCCATTTGTATTTAACAGATGAGGATTTTAGAAAAAAAGTTCACAACCATAACGATCTATCTTTGGATTAAGTTTTATAACTTAATTGTAATAAACTAACAAGTTTATTTGGAAAATGAAGATTAAGTAATTATATTATTAAAAACAAGTTATAAAAATTATGAAAGAAGGTTATCTACCACAAAACGAAAGAAAGAAAATCCTACTAATTTGTGACGACATTAGAGTACACTCAGGAGTAGCAACAGTGGCCCGCGAATTAGTAATCAATACTTGCCACCATTTCAATTGGGTAAACATTGCAGGAGCAATTAATCACCCCGAAAAAGGAAAACGATTCGATCTATCAGCCGATACATCAAAGAACTCAGGCATTGAGGATGCTTCCGTATTTTTATACCCAACGGATGGTTATGGAAATGCTGATTTAATCCGTCAGATGATAAAACTGGAAAAACCAGATGCAATCATGCTAATTACGGATCCTAGGTATTTTGAGTGGTTGTTTGCTATTGAAAACGAGATTAGAAAACAGTGTCCTATAATTTATCTAAACATTTGGGATGACTATCCAACACCATTGTATAACAAGTCGTTTTACGAGTCATGTGATGCGTTGTTGGCAATTTCAAAGCAAACAAAGCTCATAAATGAGCTGGTGTTGGGTGATAAAGCAAAGAACAAAGTCATAGATTATGTTCCACACGGATTAAATGAGGATATCTTTAGGCCTTTACCTGATAGTGAATTAATTGAGGTCAAAAATAATTTATTTGGTGGTGATGAAAAGGACTTTGTAGTGTTTTTTAATTCGAGAAACATTAGAAGAAAACAAATTCCCGACACTATGCTTGCATTTAGATACTTTTTGGATCGTTTGCCAAAAGAAAAAGCAGAAAAGTGTGCTATGGTACTCCACACAGAGGTAGTGAGTGAGCATGGAACGGATCTAGAGGCAGTACGTAAACTGTTGTTTAAGGATTACCCAAAAGCAATTTATTTTTCAACAAATAAGTTGGATTCAAATCAATTGAATGTTTTGTATAACATTGCAGATGCTCAAATTTTATTGACATCGAATGAGGGATGGGGTCTTTCGCTAACAGAGGCAATTTTAGCGGGAACTCCAATTATAGCAAACGTTACCGGAGGAATGCAAGATCAAATGGGATTTGTAGATGAAGATGGAAATTGGTATACTCCAACTCCTAAAGTACCTTCAAACCATACAGGTAAATATACGCGTCATGGAGTGTGGGCGTTCCCGGTTTACCCAACAAACCGATCAATCCAAGGATCACCTGTTACACCTTACATTTGGGATGACAGATGTAGACCAGAGGATGCAACAGAGCACTTAATTGAGCTTTATGTAAACTATACTCGTGAGGATAGAAAAGCATGTGGTCTAGAGGGAAGAAAATGGGCACTTGAGCAAGCTGGTTTTACAGGTAAAGCAATGGGTAAGCGAGCAATTAAAGCGATAGATCAATTATTTAACACGTGGAAGCCGCGAGAAAAATATGAGTTCATCAATATTGCTGATGTTAAAGAAGATGAATTGAGTCACGAACTTTTATATTAAAATAGTTATATGAGTAAGAATACATGCGTTATATACGCTCCCGTACAAACGTTCTCTGGTTATGGAGCTAGAGGTAGAGATGTTGCTAAAGCAATCATTGAATTGAAAAAAGACGAATGGGATATCAAGATTATCCCTTGCCGATGGGGAAACACACCGATGAATTTCATTGATGAAAATCCTGAGTGGAAATTTTTGGAAAGTCATTTTGTACAACAATTGGCACAACAACCTGATATTATGATTTGGGTTACTGTCCCAAATGAATTCCAAGTAGTAGGAAAATACAACATTGGAATTACAGCTGGAATTGAAAGCACAATTGCTCCTGCTGAATGGGTTGAGGGTTGTCAACGAATGGATCTAGTGTTAGGTTCCTCAAAACATACCATTGATGTTTTACGTGAATCAAAATTTGAAAAGCGTGATCAAAATACAAACCAAACCATAGGATTAATAGAATGGAATAAACCATCTGATATTCTGTTTGAGGGGGCTAACCTTGATATGTACAAACCAGAAAAATCTACTTTTGAGTTACCAAACATGAAGGAGGATTTTGCTTATCTGTTTGTAGGGCATTGGATTGGAAATACTCCAATTGGAGAGGATAGAAAAAATATTACTCTATTGATTAAAGCGTTTTATGAGACCTTTAAAAACAAGAGTAAAAAACCAGCTTTGATTTTGAAAACAACACAAGTTGGTTCCTCTTATATGGATAGAGATGAATTAATTAAGCGTATTAAAGCAATTCGCTCAACAGTGAACTCAACTAACCTACCTAACATATATTTGCTTCATGGTGAGTTTACGGATGAGGAAATGAATAGTTTGTATAATCATTCGAAAGTAAAAGCTATGGTTAGCTTGACTAAGGGAGAAGGCTTTGGACGACCACTACTTGAATTTTCTTTAACAAATAAACCAATCATTACAACAAATTGGAGTGGCCATGTTGATTTCTTGAATCCTGAATTTGTAACACTTCTCCCTGGTCAACTAACAAATGTTCATCCTAGTGCGGCAAACAATATGCTGCTTAAGGAAGCACAATGGTTTTCTGTTGATCATGGTCACGTTGGTCATTATTTGAGAGATGTATTTGAGAACTATAAGGGGTATGCTGAGAAAGCAAAACGCCAAGGATATTATTCAAGAACAAATTTCTCATTTGATAAAATGAAAGAAAAGTTGGATAGTATTTTTAAAGAGCGTATACCTGAGTTTCCAAAACAAGTAGAGCTAAAATTGCCTCAACTTAAGAAAATTGAATTACCTAAGTTAAAGAAAGTAGAAGCATGACATCAACAGAAAGAATAATTGATTGCCCTAAAAGTGGAGGAGACCTCTGCTACGAGACTCAAATCAATCCAGAATTATCAACTTACTTGAGTTTATCTTGTGGGTTTTGGTCCAACAGTTTGATGAAGGAAGAATCTGAGTTTTATAGTGAGCAAATGGAAACTCTACCTGAGTTATATAAGGAATTAGCCTGGACTGATCCTAAAACAGGTCTAATTTGGCTCCCAAACACCATTAACCAACCTGAGGTTGGTATGGTGTTTGCTTATGGACCAAATGCTAAAAATTGGGGTTGGGCAGCTGTAAAAGCTGTAGAGATACCCGAGAATGAAAGAAAGGAAATATCAGGTAAAATCCAAACTCATAAAATGGATATGACAAACATGAAAATCTTTCATGAGCGAGATTATTTGGATGCCTTAAGTTATATTGGTATATTACCGGAATAAAAATAAAATTATGGTTATATCATATGCTGTTACAGTATCCAATGAATTCATTGAAATTCAACGTTTACTAGCATTTCTTTTAAAACACAAACAAGATCAAGATGAGATTGTAGTTTTGGTTGATCTAACCAAAAATGAATCAACCTCTGAGTTGCTAGGCTATCTTCACAAACTAAGTAGTAATAACCAAATCACTTTAGGGGAAGATAATTTCCAAAATCATTTTGCGGATTGGAAAAATAGACTTACCAAAATGTGTAAAGGTGACTATATTTTCCAGATTGATGCAGATGAGATTCCTCACGAGTATCTAATTAAAAA